GTAGATTATGCTGACATCCCTAACTACTACGTATACGATCACACAACTGGTAGCAGACAAGAAATTTGCTTAGCTTGCGTTGTTGATTTTAGACCAGTTATTGCTGGTACTAATACATGGTATCCAGAACTTCCTAAAAAGGGTTCTGACGGAAATACTCCTATAGCTCATTATGTTGGTCGTATCGATAAAGTTGTTTTAGACTCTGTCGGCAGATTCAATATCTTGGCTGGTGTACCATCGCTGAAGCCAGAAGAACCAGAAGATCCAAGAGAAGGATTGGTTCTAGGTACTGTGATTGTTCCACCATACACAAAACTAATCGATCAAGTTAGAATTAACCAGCGTGATAATCGTCGTTATACGATGAAGGACATTGGTAAGCTAGATCGTCGTATTTCTAATCTAGAGTACTACGTAACTCTGAACCTTCTTGAGAAGGACACAGAGACTATGCAGATCAAGGATTCTATCACTGGTCTGGACAAATTTAAAAATGGTTTCATTGTTGATCAGTTTACTGGTCACGGCGTCGGTGATGTAAAACACGAAGATTACAAAGTTGCTATTGATAGCGAAAAACGTATTTTACGTTCAATGCACTTCACAACTGCTTTAGATCTAGTTGAAGAACTGGACTCTGGTGCAGCACGTGCTTCTGCAAATTACGCTAAAACAAACGATGTTATCACTCTGCCATACACTGAACAACTATTTGTATTCAATCCGAATGCATCTAGAACTATTGACGTAAACCCATATAAAATTGGTGCGTTCCGTGGTCAGGTATATCTGATTCCTGAAGGCGACAACTGGAAAGACACAGATCGTCGTCCAGACTTAAACGTAGTTGATGATAACAACTACGACGCTATTCGTTTCATGGCTGAAGAACTAGGTGTAACTGGTGCTAAGTGGAATGAATGGCAAACTAACTGGACAGGTTCTGAGTCTAGCACAAGAACATACCAGCAATGGAGCGGTTGGATTCTAAACGGATATTCAGAAACTACTACAGTTGATACTGGATACCGTGACAGAGAAGGTATTAATACTACCCTAAACAGCAGCGTTAACGCTGTTGATTATGGTGATAGAGTTGTTGATGTTGGTTTCACTCCATATATGAGAGCAAGACCAGTGGCATTCATCACAAAGAACTTAAAGCCAGACACAATCTTCTATCCATTCTTTGATTCAGTTCGTATTTCTGAATATGTTAAACCAGCTGATATGTTCACTGTAACAAGAGCAGTTGGATCGACTATAACATCATTCAACATGGAAGATTTGCAGAATAATATTCTTGCAGATGATCCAGCTAGAGCATATGATGGCAAGTTAGAACCATCGTTCAATTATGGCGATATCGTTAAAAACTCTGCGCATACTGCAGTTAACATCACTACCATTACTAATTTGACATCTGCTGCAGCAACATTTAACTTAACTGTTTCTTCAGCTACTGGTATCTCACCAGGACACCATGTTTACCTGTATAACTTAGATTACCACAATGCGATTAGCATCAACACGCTGTATGACAGCTTGAATGTTCCTGCTAGCGTTGGTCTATCTAACAACACTTCTACATCTAAACAACTTAACCTTAAAAAGTTTAAAGTTACTGCTGTTAGTGGTACAACCATAACATTAGCTAACATTGATGGAACAAATGTTTCTGCGTTTAGTGCATACTCAACAGCTTCTTACACATCTGGCAATTTCGGTAAATTGCTAAGATTGCAAGCATCTGGTGTCGTTACTTACGGTGGAGAAATCGCTGCTCTTGATGGTAATGGATATCCTACAACTCAGAATGTTCACGTTGTTAACATTAGAAACGGGTTTGCGATTGGAGAAACAATCACAGGTTCTACAAACATCGGTGAGACAGCAAATAAAAACTCTGTAGTTATCAATGCTATTAATGGTGGAACTAGCACAACAACTGCTCCTACATTAAAGGCTCTTGGAGATGACATCAGAACAGATGCCAATGGCGATTGCGTAGGTGTATTCTTTATACCTAACACTGATGCTGCTCGTTTCAGAACTGGTGAAAGAGCATTTAAACTTATCGATAATATTAGTAACACTGATGCCGTGTTTGACTCAATGGCTACAGTTAACTACTATTCTCAAGGTGTGACTCTTTCGAAAGAAAGAACTATCGTATCTAGCAGAACTGCAGAATTCGTTCAAGATAGATTGTATGAAGCGATCCCTGTTCGTAGAACTTCTGTTTCTACACGTCTGTTGTATAGTATCGATAACACTCCACGAGTTGGACATGATCCATTAGCGCAAACATTCACAGTTTCTTCTGAGGGTGGTGCTTTTGTTACTTCTGTTGATCTGTACTTCTCAGAAGCAACTAACAGATCTAGACCAGTTATTGTAGAGTTAAGAAACACAAACAATGGTGTTCCTTCTACAAAGATCCTACCATTCTCTACAGTTATCAAGGCTTCTTCAGAAATCAATACTTCTATTGATGGTTCTGCCGCAACGACATTCAAATTCGCTGCGCCTATTTACCTACAAGACGGTGAGACATACGCACTGGTTGTCAAGACTGACCAACCTGGTCTGAAGATTTTCGTTTCAGAACTTGGACAAACTGATTTAATAACAAACAATGTTATCGGAGCACAACCTCTGACTGGTTCTCTGTACCTATCTCAGAACAGTATTGAATTTGAAATCAATCCATTATTAGATATGAAGTTCAACTTGAGAAAAGCTGAATTCGATACTAGCGTGGTATCTAATGTCACTTTCAGAACTTCACCACTGTCAACTTATACACTACCATTAAATCCTTTCGAGATCACTCCAGGAACTAATAAGATTCGTGTATTTGCACCAAACCACGGATTCATAGCTGGTGAGACTGTAGTTATCTCTGGTGTTGCCGATGGTAATTACGGTACTTCATCTTCTGCTACTGGAATCCCAGCAACGCTGTTCAACCGTGCTCATACAGTATTTGGTAGCGGTATTGATAAAGACTCGTTCATTATCGACTTAGTTACAACAGCTAATTCTACATCCTTACTAGTTGGTTCTATCACTAACGCAAACTTTGTTAAGGGTGAGTACGGTGGTGGTTCAGTAGTTTGCACACGTGGTGCGTTTGCAGATGCGTTGTTCTTGAAGACATCTGATATGAATTTCCAAGACACTTCGTTGATATATTCTGTTGACACAGAAGACGAGAGTGGAGTATTCAGTGGGTTCCAACCAATCGTTGCAAACAGTAACTACTTCTTCCCAACTAGAAGACATATTAGATCTTACGAAAACCAACTGGTGCTAAGCAGCAACCCACTGGTTAAGAAATCTTCTGTTCGTTTCAATGCTAAGTTGAAGTCCGATAACCCTAACGTGTCGCCAGTTATTGATATGCAAAAGCTGTCAACATACGTGATTAGCAACCATATCAACGATGTACAGCAAGATGATGTTAACATCCCAGAAATTGATACTCGTACGATTATTGCTTATGGCGATATAACTAACGCTGACATTAGAGCAAACGGTACTAGCACTATAACAACTGCTACTAACTCTACAGCTGTGACTGGTTCATCTACTGTGTTTACTACACAAGTTGTGGCTGGTAACAAGTTGTACACTACTGGTGGTACATTAATCGGTACAGTATCAAGTGTTACAAACAACACAGCAATAGTATTGACTGGTAATGCTGCAGTTGCTTTAACTAACCAAGCGTTCGTGGTTCAATCTAACCCGACTCTGAGATTCGAAAACTCTGTTGGTTATTCACCTGCTTCTGGATTAGGTATTATCTCTAGCGTTATTGACTCAGCAGACAACCTGTTGGATAACATCGCTGTTGGTAAGTACATCAAGATCAACAATATTGATGCAGGTATCACTGGAAATTATCTGGTGAATAGAGTTGAGACTACTACAGATTCTACTACATTCGCTGGTAACGTAGAAGCTGACATAACTAAGATTTATGTCACACCACCATTCAATATCTCTGGTGCTCTTTCTGTTGATATGACTACTGATACAGATTTCAGTATCGTTCAGCTTGATAAGTTTGTTGATGACTTTGCTCCAGTTGGCGCTACTAACATGGCAAACTACATCACTAGAAAGTTGAGTTTACAAACTCCAGCAGACTCTATTAAGGTTATGTTTGATGCTTGTATCCTTTCTAGAACAGACATCAAAGTCTACTACAGAGGATGGGATGGCGACATCGATCTTAAGAAAGTTAATTGGGTTGATACAGGTTTCGTGAATGATTCTTATCAGGTAGATAGAACTTTCGCTGAAAGAACTATTGATGTCGAAGGTATCAAGTCATTCTCTAACCTTTCTATCAAGATTGTGTTGAAATCATCTGATCCAGCGCAAGTGCCAACTGTCAAGAACTTGAGAGTGATCGCTTACTCATGAGTTACCTAGTTAGTATAGAAGGACACTCCTCCCTTAAGAAAGACATTGTTAACGGAGGGGTGGTCAATGTCGATAAGAATGCTTATAAAAGATATCTGCAATCTAAAGAACTGGCTAAAAAGGCTCAAGAAGAAAAGTTACAAAGTCAGCAGACCATCGTAAGAATGGAGCATGAAATAAATAGTATGAAACAAGATATGAATGACATCAAAAAAATGTTAGAATCTTTAGTTAACAAGGACAAATAATGCCAATCGTATATAGAGCCATTCAAGGCAGACCTCTAACGATAGCTGAAGCAGACGGAAATTTTCAATACATTGAAACAGAGCTAAACTCAAAACTTGATGCAGCTGATTATTCAGCACAAGAGATTTTAGACAGACTGTTGACAGTGGATGGAGCTGGTTCTGGTTTAGATGCCGACTTACTAGATGGTAAAACTTCTACTAACCTCAACACAGTAAATACTATTGTTAGTCGTGATGGTTCTGGTAATTTTTCAGCTGGAGTTATCACTGCTAATTTAGTAGGTAACGTAACAGGAAACATTACTGGTAACGGAACTGGAACATGGACTGGAAATGCATCGAATGTTAGTGGTGTAGTTGCAGTCACAAATGGTGGCACTGGAGCGACTACAGGTTCAGCTGCTAGAACAAACTTGGGACTTGGTGATATGTCCTTACAGAATCCAGGTTCTGTTGCTATCACTGGTGGAACAATAACCAACATCGTTGACTTGGCCATCACTGATGGCGGTACTGGTGCGTCAAACGCATTCGGTGCTAGAGCTAACCTTGGTTTGGCTATCGGTACTGATGTGCAAGGGTTCCACCCACTACTATCAGCTGTTACTGCTTTAAGTAGCAACGGATTCTTAGCTAGAACTGGTGCTGGTGCTATCACGACTAGAACGCTGGTAGCTGGCACAAACATCAGCATAACTAATACTGATGGTGCTTCAAACAATCCAACTATCTCTCTAGCAGATAGCGTTGCTTTGTCTGGAACACCAACTGCTCCAACTCCAACATCTACAGACAATACTACTAAGATTGCAACTACTGCATTCGTTAAAACTTCATATGATACAATGAAGGCATATGTAGACGCAGAAGTTGAAGAAGCAAAACAGATCGTTGCAGAAATTGGTAAAGCGTGGGTTGTTTTCCAAGGATTTAACGGAACTATTCTAGAATCTAAGAACGTAGACAGTATAGTTTTAGTTGGTTCAGGTGTTTACAGACTAAACATTAGACCTGGAACATTCACTAACGGCAACTTCTCTGCTGCTGGTATGGCTAGTGATCAAACAAAATATATGTCGTTCATTAGTTCTACTGCGAACACGCTAACTATACAAACAAACGCACTTTCTGGTTCTGCACTGATTGGTCAAGACAACAGTGGTCCTATCAGAGTTGTTCTATACGGATAAAATAAAATGAAAAAAATCTTATACAAAGAAGAAAATGGAAAGGTTGCTGTTATTTCTCCAGCAAGAGATATAACACTTGACGATGCCTTAAAATATGTGCCAGTTGGTAGAGAGTATTTGGTCATTGAAGAAGAACAACTGCCAACTGCAGAAAATATGTTGCAATTCTTTGATGCTCTAGATGCAGATTTTGATACACCTTCTGCTCCGAACGTGAGAATAAATATTGAGGGTGCAAAAGAAATAACAAAACAAAGACTGCGCTTAGAACGTGCACCTTTGTTTGAAAAGAATGATATCGCTATTAGAGACGCTATGATTGAAAACGATGTTACGAAATTAGCAAAAGCTAAACTCGAAAGAGATCGTTTGAGAGATATCACAAAACGTGTAGAAAGTCTAAACAATTTAGACTCGTTGAAGAGACTGCACCCATAAAATAGGAAAATAAATGGCTGCGATTACCACAAGACAAACTGGAACTACTGGCGTTAATGGAGTTACCAGAAAGAATCTTCCGTTAAGTAACTCGGAGATTGACACTAACTTTATTAATCTAAACGACAATAAGTTAGAGCTTTCTTCCAACTTAAGCGATGTTCCTAATAAGGGCACTGCCAGAACTAATCTTGGATTGGCGATTGGCTCTGATGTTCAAGCATATGACACAGATTTGGCTGCAGTTGCTAGTTTGGCAACCAACGGATTTGTAGTTAGAACATCGCAAGGTAACATGACTACCAGAGTCATCGGTGGGTCTGGTAACAACATCACAGTGACTAACGGAGATGGTATCTCTGGTAACGTCGCTATTGCAGTTGGTTCTAATATTCCAAAATTAGACGCAACTTCTAACATTTTTAGTGGCGACATAACTGCTGCTAACTTTAACTCTACTTCTGATGCTCAATTCAAGCACGATGTAGTGTATATCCAAAATGCACTTTCTATCGTTAAACAGATAGAAGGTGTAGGATTCACATGGAACAATACTGGTAAAAGATCTTATGGTGTAATCGCCCAGAAATTAGAAGAGATCCTACCAGAATTAGTAGAAACAGAAAACGGAGTTAGATCCGTCAATTATCTCGGTATTATCGCTTTCTTGGTCAACGCTGTTAAAGAACTAGACGAACAGTTGCAAGAATTGAAAAATACAAACGCATAAATAATTAAAGTATTAATGCCGAGTTCTAAGGGGAGCGAAGATGGCAATCAAAATTCAAAACGCTACTGTCATTGACGACAGTAAAGCAGGCAATTTACTTAGCCTAACTATCGGGCAGACCGCAGGTTCAGGCGCATCTTTCTTAAAAATCCCATTCTATTCTTCGGCAGCGCTAAGAGATGCAGCCATAACTTCACCTGAAGCTGGCATGATTTGCGTTACTGCAGGTCAATTCTTAGGTTACGATGGAACAAAATGGGGATCTATTGTTGGTGGGATTGAAGAAGATGCTCTTTGTCTCGCACTGATAGATCTAAACTAAATATAAAAATAACAATGGAGAAAATAAATGACTGTTAATATTTCATCATTAGAAGCAGTTATCCAAGGTAAAATGAATGCTCTTACTACTAGTAGTGATAGCAAAGAAGTCATTTATCTTGCAAAAGCATTAGAGTCTTTGGATAATGGTGTTTTAACATCAGTTGCTCTATACTCTCAGCTACCTACTGCAGCCAATTCTACAGGTCGTGTGGTATATGTATCTGACACGCAAAAGGTTTACTACTCTAACGGTAGTTCTTGGGTTGTTCTTTCTACAGCGCAAGATCCAAACTTCTCAATTTCTACACTTGGTGTTGAATATCTTGAAACCGAAGATTATTCTACACTGACTGAGGCAGTCGATACTACAGAAGACTGGGACTTAATTACTACACCTACATCTTCAACTGCTGACTGGTTCCAACTTTCACTGGTTAACAAAGGTACACAGGGTGATATCTACATCGACCCAACTTGGTACACTTTCACAATTTATGATGGTGTTACACGTGCTGGTGTTAAGCACTTAGCTGCTCACAAGAATAACCTTGATTTCGAGAACATGGTTGCTTCTCAACAAGGTTTCTGCCACCTATTAAAGACTACTCATACCACAGTTCCACAAGGTACTCCAACTCCTATCCCATTCACTAGTGCTCGTATCATCGACACACGTATGGGTACATTCGATGCTGGTTACTTTACTACTAACTGGGAAGGTTGGTATAAAGTTATGTTCTCTGTTTGGACAGACGGTGATGTTTACTTTATGCTTGGTGGTAGCCAGACTTCACTAGATAACACTACTGCAACATTCGCCAACAACGAAAACTATGCTCATCGTATCGTTTATTTGAATAAATACGAAACACTAAGATTATATGCTATGGCTGATGGTATCGGAACATTACCAACTAGAACAGTTTACGGTTTTGACTACAACCATCCTAACTTATGCCAGATGAGTATTGAGTTCCTTGGTAAATAATTGATATAAGGGAAAAATAGATATGTCAAAACAAGTTAGATTTAGAAGAGGAACTACTGCTCAGCACAGCGTGTTCACTGGACCAGCAGGTGAAATCACAGTTAATACAGACAAGAAAGCCTTGGTTGTACACGATGGTGTTACAGCAGGTGGTGTTACTGTGGCTAGAGCAGATCGTCAACGTGGTTGGTCT